TCCGATCTATCGCTTCAGCCTGCACCTTGATAGCTGCATTCATTTCTTCTGTGGTTGAATACAATGTCAATTTTTCGTCTGTCAGTTCATTTGCGCTTTTAATCTTTTCAGTAACACTTGTCTTTGTTTCGTATATCTTTGACACTTCCAGATCAATTTCTTCTGCCTTCAGGTTGATTGCAGCCTTCATTTGTTCTGTCGTGCTGTATTCTGTCAGCTTTTCATCTGTCAGATCGTTTGCGCTCTTGATCTTCTGATCAACAATAGTTTTCGTTTCGTAGGTCTTCGACACGCCCAGTTCGATTTCTTCCTTTGAAGCAGTTATGTGCGTTTCAACCTCTGTCTTCGTGTAATATCCATCTTCAAGAACTTTCTTCGCGCTGCTGTTAGCGATCTTGATTGCTTCTGACTTCGCCTGATCTATTGCTTCCTGCTGTACTTCAGCAAATGTCTTTGTTGCATTCGACAGTTCAACGGTGTTGCTTCGCGGTGCTTCAGGGTATTCCGTCAGCTTCACAATTCGCTGCTTTTCCTTCGTGCGTGTCTTCTTGCTGATCATCCAGACTGTATCGCCAATGTCAAAATCAAACACGTTGCTGTACTTCTCTGACTGTCTTGCAAGGTCAATCACATCCGCTGTGTAGGCAACATACGGCTTTGACATTTCATCCAGTTTCGCGATGCCATCTTCGATCAGACTTGTCGTGTTTGTGTATCGTTCATCACTCCACACATATGTCTTGATCTTGCTGCTGTATTGATAATTTTCAAGATACGGCTTTCCCAGCCATTCGATTCCTATTCCGTCTTTTCCTAAAGGGATCAGCCGCGTATAAAAATCATATGTGTCTGAAGTCACTGTCAGCTTCTTCAGATTCAGTCCTTCGATGAAGTATCGTCCGCGGTCTGATCCAATCTGTTCATATATGTCGATCGTCTTTGTCAGACTATTGATCTTGCATTCCACACGATACGTTGACAAGCAGTCCTGAAGAACTTTCCATGCATTCGTTTCTTCGTCTTTGTTGATTGTTCTTTTCTTTGTGATCTGGCATGTGCCGACCTTCCAGCCTGTTCCTTCAAAAGCAAATTCAAGACATGCCCTGATCGTCTGTTCCTTACTTTCAAAGCCGTATGGGAAGACTGCGCTTTCAAGTTCTTCGACATTCAGCTGTGCTGTGTACTCGTTGAACTGTGTGCCTGTCTTTCTTTTCCTGATGACGTATTCGTCTTTTTTCGTCCTGATGTAGTATTCTTCTTTCAGAAGGTTAACTTGCTTGCCGTCCGAAGGATATTTGAAAGTCAATTCCTTGTCGCCTGAATCAAGCGTCTTCACAATCTTTCTGTCTTTGAAGCCCTTCAGGATTCCGACACGCTGCTTTTTGTCATTGAAAATCTGCATCCGTCTTCCTCCTTATATCCACATAGGCTTGTACCTGATCCGAACGACTGCATCTGCATTTGAAAACTTCAAGGCTGTTTGCTGTTGTGTGATTGCTGGAAATTTCCACAAGTCAACGCTTCCGAATGCGTCCGCGCCATTGTTCGTGATGCGTCCTTCTTCTCCGTCAATGATGATCGTCTGTCCTGCTGCCAGCTGTTCCACGATGATGTCGTCTTCAAACCCACTGATTGTGTAATTCTTCAACGCTTTCTTTGCATAGACTTCAATGATTGCTGGTGCTTTTCGTGTCCCTTGTCGGTCGATCGTTGTCTGTGTGATTCCGTCATATTCCAGATTTAATTCGTCATCAAAAAAATAGCCGTCAAGAACAATGTTCAGCTGGTATCTGGTCTTCACTTTCATCTTTGAATAGTCGCTGCTTGCTGTGTAGGCTTTGAACTTTCCTTTGTAGCCATCCACTTCCAGCACGCTTGACTTTGTGAAGTTTTCCAGAAATGCTGACATCTTCCTGATCAGGCTGTTTCTATCCTTACCCCTGAAGTACATGCACAACTTCAGCTTTCCAAGTTCTGTGTCTGTGTCAAATTCTGTCGGAAGGATCGCGCCTGTTACAATCTCATAATCGACAGCAAGCGAAGGTGGCAGCACTTCGGCTGTCAGCTGCTTCGCGTTGTATTTTCTTGCGTCAATGCCATTCACTTTCATGCTGCCTTACCTTCCTTTCCTTTTGTCTTCCACAAGCTGTTCATCCACTTTCGTGTATGTCTTGCTTGCCACTTCTTCGCCGTCAATGTATGTGTGATTTTCAACCTTCACATTCGTTCCTGACTCTATATTCTTCAGCTTTTCATCAAGCATTGTGTTCAATTCCTGATAGAATGGTTTCAGCGGAAGAATAGCTTCGCCGCCTGTTTCTGGTTCGCCACCAGCAAGCAGCTTGTTTCCGTTCATTCCGAATATCATTGAATCATTCATGATCGCACCATTTTTGTACCAATCTATTGAAAAATGTGGCACTGAAGGTGGATTCAGACTGAAGCTACCTGTGATCCTCGGATGTGGTAATTTTAGTCTAGGCAGCGACCATGTGAAGTTGAATTTCGACTTGATCGCTTCAATCGCATTGTGTACAGCGTTTTTCGCAGCGTTGATCGGTGTTGTTATTGCGTTCTTGATTGCATTCCAGACCGATGTTGCTGTTGATTTTATGCTGTTGAACACGTTGCTGACTGTTGATTTTAATGTGTTGAACACGTTGCTGACTGTGTTCTTGATGCTGTTCACAACATTGCTGATCGTGCTGCTGATGCTGTTCCATATTGATGTCACTGTTGACTTCACACTGTTGAATATGTTGCCGACTGTCGTCTTGACCGCGTTGAACACATTCGTGATCGTGTTCTTGATGCTGTTCACAACATTTGACACTGTCGTGCTGATTGCTGTCCACACTGTCGTGAATACACCGCTGACCGCGTTCCATACTGTCGTGATAATATTCTGGATCGTCTGCAATGTCGTCTGTATCTTCGTGCTGATCGTGTTCCAGACATTCGACACTGTCGTGCTGATTGCCGTCCACACTGTCGTGAATACACCGCTGACCACATTCCATACTGTCGTGATAATATTCTGTACAAACGTGATTGCTGTCTGTATCTTCGTGCTGATCGTGTTCCAGATTGAAATAATTGTTTCTTTGCAGTTCTCCCAAATGAATCGGAACGGAACTGTCAGGATTTCAAAAGCTGCGCTGAAAAATTCTGCAATCGCCATAATCACAACTGTGATCACATTCTTGATTGTTTCAAAGACTGTTGATACAAAGTCCCTGATTGTCGTGAATATGTTGCTGAATGTGTTCCAGATTCCTGTCAGCACATCTGAAATTGTTGTGCTGATCGCTGTCCATACTGTCGTGACTGTGTTCACTATTCCGTCAAGTATGCCTGTGAAGAACGACACAATGCCGTTCCAGATGTTTTCAAAGGTTGTCTTGATGCCATTCCACACTTCATCCCATGAAGTACCAAATAAGCCCAGAAAAGCGTCAACAACTCCCTTGATCGTGTTCAGAATATTGCCGATGTATTCCTTCAGACCATTCCACACACTTTCAAATATTCCTTTTACTGCATCCCAAGCACCTGACCAGTCTCCTGAAGCTGCCGAAGCGAAAATGTCAAACACGCTCAATATCACATTTAATGTTGTTTCAATAAATATCGCTATGTTATTGAACACGCCTTCGATGATCGGTGCTAACACATTGCAGAAGCCTTCCCATATCGCCTTGACCACTTCCCCGAAGTTTTCAAAATCGAAGCCTAGTGAATTGAGTTTGTCAGTGATGTGCTGTCCGAACTCTGTGAATACTGTTTTGATTCTATTCCAGATTTCCGTGATTCTGTTCCTGAAGTCTTCGTTCGTGTTCCACAGCGTCACTATGACTGCTGTGATTGCTGCGATCGCAGCGACCGCAATTCCAACTGGCGATGTGATCGCTGCAAGTGCGCCCTTCAGGACAGCCATGCCGCCTGTTGCTCCTGATGCTGTCGTTCCCATTTCTGCCAGTTTCCCAACAACTTTTCCGATGCCTTTTGACACTGTTCCTGATGCTTCAATCAGTTTCCCGACTGTTATCAGTAAAGGTCCGATCGCAGCCGCAACGCCTGCAATCTTCAGGATCGTTTCTTGCTGCTGTGGACTTAATGCTGCGAACTTGTCTGCAAGTTCTCCAATCTTTGCCACTGCCTTTTCCATGAATGGCATAAGTGAATTGCCGACAGTTATTCCGACATCTTCCAGCTTCGACTTCAGCTGTGTCAGTCTTCCCAGCAAGTTGTCCTGCATTGTCGCCGCCATGTCGGATGCAGTGCCGTCACAGTTTTGTAATGCTTCAGCATAATCACTGAAGGACATTCCGCTTGCGATCGCTTCATCTGACAAGCCAGACATAATCGTCTGCAATGCAGAAAACTGGTTCGTTCCTGCGATTGTCTTTGCAAGGTTCGCTTGCTGTTCGTCTGTCAGGTTGTTCCATACGCCACGCACTCCTGTCAGTATGCTTGACAGGCTGTTCATGTTACCCTGCGCATCGTACACCTCAACACCATACTTCGCCAGTTCGGTTGCACAGCCTTTTGTATCTGTCGCAAGCCTTGTCATAATAGCGTTCAGGGCTGTTCCTGCTTCGCCGCCTTTAACACCAGCGTTCGCCATTGTCATCAAGACTGCTGTTGTTTCTTCCACCGAATATCCCATTGAAGCAGCTGTCGCAGCGCAGTTTTTATATGCTTCTCCGAGTGCTTCGGTTGTTGTGTTTGAATGGCTCATTGCGTAAGCCATTTCGTCTGCGAATTTTCCTGCGTCCTTTGCCGATAGTCCGAACGCTGTCAGATAGTCTGTGACAATGTCTGACGCTGTTCCCAAGTCCATCGCGGATGCTGCTGCCAGATTCAGGATGCCGCCAATACCTTCCAGCATGTCATCCGTTTTCCAGCCTGCAAGTGCCATATATTCAAACGCTTCGCCAGCTTCGGTTGCTGAATACTTTGTATCACGCCCCCACTGACGCGCTGATTCTGTCAGCCTGTCTGTGTCCTCTGCTGTTGCTCCGCTGATCGCCTGCACTTTTGACATTTGCTGTTCAAAGTTTGCTGCAACTGTTACTGATGCCGCTGCCACGCCGCCGATCGCGGTTGTGACCTTCATCATGTGCTGTCCTGCTGTCTGCACTGCCTGTCCGACTTTTCCAGCCTTTTCCGCGTATTCATCGAACTTCTGGCGTGCAAGTTCCGCATTGACATCACGAAGCTGCACTTCCATGTTTGCAAGGTCAGCTTCAGCCTGTGTGACTGCTGCCGACTGGCGTTTTATGGAAGTTTCGCAATTTCTTGTTTGCCTTTCGTTGTCTGCAAGTGCCTTTTCAGCTTTTTCCAGCTCCGATTTTAATTTCTTTGTTTCTTCCGAATCTTTGCCAGTTGCTTCCTTGCTTTCTTCGTAGGCTTTTGTTGCTTTTTCAACATTTTCTTTTAATTCTTTATGTTTCTCTGTAAGGCTACCCAGTCGATTTGTCAGCGTTTCATAATGTGTTTTACAATCCGCGACTTTTGTCTTCTGGACATCCATTTTCTGTGTAAGTTCGCTGATCTTCGCCTTTAACGCGTCAGATTTCGTGCCGTACAGTTTGGCATTCGCAGCAGCAAGACTGTACTGTGACGACAGTTCTTTCATGCTTGCGACCGCCGCTTTCATAGCCGACTGATATTCTGACATTGAAGCACCGATCTTGATTGATGCCTGCGCCATGTATGCACGTTCCTTTCATCACTTTTCGTTGATGGTCTTGATCTCGAACGCCACATGATCCAAAAGGCTTATAATATCCGACTTCATAACATTTGAAAGTGAATCGTTCAGTCCTTTTATACACAGCTTTACAACCCTGTCCACATTGTCGTGGCACACTTTCCAGATGTTTTCATCGTCAAGCAGCTTTTCAGCTTCGTTGTAGCCGTTTTCTTCGTCATAATCATCGAATGCTGACTTCTCCTGTTCAACTTCATCTGGTCTGTTCGGGTTTAATTCAAGGAACTTCGGTGTGATGATGTCCTGCATCACAAAATGAATCATTTTTGCTGTTGCCAGCTGTTCTGCGACATCTGCCTTCAGCACTTCCCTTTCAGATATGCCGAAGATCATTTTCATAATTGCTGCATTGAATTGAAATGCAGATGAAACATCATCGCCGTTGTTCTTTTCCATAAGTTCTGTATATGCTCTGTACTTTTCAACCGACACTGACGCACATATATATTCTTTTTCATCGCACGCCAGCGTCAGTTCGGGTATTATTTGCCACTTGTAAAATTTTTTTGTAGCTTCTCAACCTTTCCGTTGACTTCATCGCCCAGTGATTCTTCGATCAGTGCAAATTCCATGATGATTGCTGCAACTCCCAGCCCTGTTTCCTTGTCCTTCAACTCGTCAACAGTGAACTGGTTGCCGTAAACCATACAAATGCAGTCCAGCATCTTTCGGAACTGTTCTGCGGTATAAAGTCCGCTTTTCTTTTCAGTTCCCATGATGTCGTCCCTAACTTCCAAATATTCCATGTATGTGTCAACGTCCATCTTTGGCATTTCGTATTCTTTGCCGTTTATAGTTAGCTTTCTTTTCATTGTGTTTGCCCTCCTATTGTTCTTTTACGCTGCTTCTGTTGGCTCTTGTACTTTTCCGAACCA